AGCCACAGCGTAAAGCGTCTGGGATAGTGGATTTCAAACTGGCCCCGGGCGAGGCCTCGGAGTGTTGCCGATGCAGCCGCCTCGGGCGTGATGATGGCCGGCATGGTGAAGTCATTTTTTTCGGTAAGCCGTGTCTGAACAAATCCTGGCTGCACAACCGAGACGGCGATCGCTTTGGAACGTAATTCGAGGTAGCTGACTTCTGCAAGATAAGTCAGTGCGGCTTTGCTCGCGCCGTAGGCTGCGGCCTGAGGCAGGCCGCGATAACCCGCTACGCTTGAGACCCAACTCCAGTGGCGGGGATGGCCGGGTGTTTGGGCCCAGGCCTGGAGCATGTGCTTTAAGCCCACGTAAGCCGACAGTGTATTGATCTCAAACGTCTCGCGAACGCCGTCGAGTTCAAGCGCCTCGCAGGCCATCGGGTGATAAACACCCGCGACCCAGAACACGACATCGGGCAGAAGATGCTCTTCTTCAAGTGTCTTGATGGCTGTCTGCAGATCTGCTGCCCGACCCACATCAAGGCTTAGGCATCGGGCGCAAGGGGGGTTTAGGCTGCGCAGCGGTTCGCTTCGGCGCGCACTGGCAATAACAGAATTATCTTAGAATCAGGCGCAGAAGTCCGAGTAGTAGCTGCGACTGCAGACTCTAGCCGTGGCTTAACGGCCGATGTGGTTTGGATCGATGAGCTGCGCCATGTTGGTACAGAGGCGATGGATGCTGTAAAGAGTACGACCCTAACGCGACCTAATTCGCAGAGGTTCTATACATCTAATGCTGGCTTTAAAGATAGCCATGTACTAAATGATATGCGCGAAAGATCGTTAAACAAGCCGCCTAAGTCGGTCGGCTATTACGAGTACAGCGCGCACGATGGCTGCGATATCTGGGATCGATCTGCCTGGGCGATGGCTAACCCGTCTTTGGGTTACTTAATTACCGAGGCCGCGATCGAGGAGATAGTAGCTACATCCGATTACAGCGCGGTAATGACTGAGAATCTTTGCAAGTGGGTAGGCACAGATCTATCGCCTTGGACACCTGGCAGCTGGGATGAGTGCGCTGATCCTGAGCTAATCCTGTCTCCTGGCATGTATTCGATGTTTGCCTTTGACATTGAGCCGCACTCAAAACGTCACGCAGCTTTGATGGCAGGGGCAATACTGCCAGATGGCCGCATAGGTATCAGCTTGGTTAAAACGTGGGAATCGGATCGCGCTATTGATGAGCTAAAGATTGCCGTAGATATAAAGGCTTATTGCGATGAGTGGATGCCTAAACAAGTGCTGTTCGACAAATATACCGGGCAGGCTATCGCCGATCGCCTACATAACTCAGGCGTAAAGATAGAGGACTGCTCAGGATCGCAGTTCTACGTTGCCTGCCAAACGTTTAAAGATTACATAGATAACAAGCGCGTAGTACACGGTAATCAAGAATTTTTAAATGAGTCTATGGATAACGTAGCTGCTAAAAGTAACGATCAGGCTTGGAGAATTATTCGCAAACGCAGCAGCGGCAGCGTAGCCGCGCCGATTAGCGCAGCCATGCTAGTAATGCATCTATCTAAGCCAATGCAAGAAGCCAAGATATACGCCTAGCGACACGCCGAGCAGAATCGGTAATGTGCTTGACAATTTGAGAAAATCCCACCTATGGGATTACTGGAAACTTTAGGCTTTAAGGGTAAGGCAGAAGTTACTGCCCAATACGCGCCTGCCATTATGGATAGCAGTTACGGCGTAGGCATGTATAGCTATAACAGCGGCCTATCTAACTATGGTTATGGCGTTGCGATGGATCGCAATATTGCGTTACAGGTTGCAAGCGTTAGCCGCTGCAGAAACCTTATTGCAGGCGTAATTTCTAGCATCGATCTTGGTTTATACAAAAAATCTACAGGCAAAAAATTAGAGTCTCCAGTATGGCTAGATCAAATGGATATTCGCCAACCACGCAGCGTTACGATCGCTTACCTAGTTGATGCGTTGCTGTTCTACGGCGTAGGCTATTTACGTGTCTCGTCTTTATATCAGGATGACAATCGCCCATCAGGTTTTGAATTTATATCTAATACACGCGTTACCGTAACTACAAATCAGTACGGCGATGAAGTCGAGTATTACGCAGTCAATGGCCAGCGCGTGCCGATGTCTGGTATTGGTTCGCTAGTTACATTTCAATCGTTACTGCCTGGAGTATTACAAACTGGCGGCCGCACTATTCAAGCTGCGTTAGATATTCAAAAGGCGGCAGCTGTTGCCGCCGCTACGCCAATGGCAACTACTATCCTAAAAAATACCGGGGCTGATCTGCCAGAAGCACAGGTACAAGGTTTATTAGCTGCGTGGAAAGCCGCGCGTAATAATCGCAGTACCGCATATTTGACAAGCACTTTAGAAGCGCAAAATATTGGCTTTAGCCCTAAAGATATGACATATAACGAAAGCAGCCAGTACCTAGCTACTGAGATTGCCCGTTTAATGAACGTGCCTGCGTATTACATAAGCGCAGATATGAATAACAGCATGACATACCAAAATATTTTAGATGGCCGTAAAGAATTTGTGGCTTACTCACTACAGCCATTTATAAGCGCAATCGAAAACCGTTTAAGCATGGATGATCTAACTGCGCACGGTAACGTAGTGCGCTTTGCTATTGATGAAACTTTTCTACGCGCTGACACAATGGCGCGACTTGACTCAATAGAAAAAATGTTAAACCTTGGCTTAATCGATGTATCGCAAGCGCAACAGATGGAACAATTAACGCCTAATGGATCAGGAGATACCGAAAATGTTACACTTAACGTTTAATAACTCAATCGAGGCGGCCGATACAGAACGCCGCATGATCTCAGGCAAGATTGCGCCATACGGCGAGGTTGGCTATACATCGGCTGGCCCTGTTGTATTTGAACGCGGATCAATTTCAATTCCAGATGTAACAAAAATTAAATTGCTAATGCAGCATGACAGCACAAAGCCAGTAGGTCGCGCTACATATTCCAGCGATGATGAAAGCGGCGTGTACGCATCGTTTAAAATTTCAAGTAGCAGCCGTGGACAGGATGCGCTTGTACTAGCTCAGGAGAACCTTGTATCTGGCTTATCCGTTGGTGTGGATGTATCCGCATCGAAGCAGATGAAGGGATACCTGTTAGTTACCGCTGCAGTCCTGAAAGAGGTAAGCCTAGTGGAGTCGGCTGCCTTTGATTCAGCAGCCGTAACTGATATTGCAGCCGCTAAAGCTGCACTAGAAGCAGCAAGTACCAAAACCACAATCATCCATACAGAGATGGTTGAAACCGAAACCGAAACCGAAAGCGAGGCAGCTGTGACTACAGCCCCTATTGATACACCGGATGTACCGGCAGAAAAACCAGTCGAGGCTGCACCAGTTCAAGCAGCTCGCCCAATTATTCGCCCATCCGTATTAGACAGCCAGACAGTACGTACACCAATCACATCGATGGCTAAGTACACAGAGCATAAAATCAAGGCTGCCCTAGGCAACCAAGATTCAATTCTCTATGTAACAGCCGCCGATGACAGCTTTACAACTAACCCAGCATTTAACCCAACACAGTACCTATCAGAATTTCCAACAAATACACGTTTTGGCACACCTGCCATTGATGCGTGTTCACAAGGCGTTCTACCTACAAGTGGCATGACAATTAACGTGCCATCACTTGTAACAAGTGCAGGCGGCGGTACAGGCGTTGCGCCAAGCGTTACTGTTGAAGCTGAGGCTGGGGCTGTAGCAAACGTTGGCATGGAAACTGCTTACCTAACTGGCACAGTATCTAAGTACAGCGGCATGAATACGCTAAGTGTAGAATTGTTAGAAAGATCAGATCCTAATTTTTATGCTGAACTTACACAGCAACTACAAAATGCCTATTTAACTCGACTTGATACAACTGTACTTGCTGCCCTTGTTGCAGCTGGTCAGTATTCATCAGGTTGCGATGCAAGCTCAGATGGCGTTATTGAATTTGCTAGCGATTCAGCTCGTAAAATTTATGAAGCTACAGGTTATTTTGCAAATAACTACATCGCAAATGGTTCACAATGGCAACTTTTGATGGGCAGCACCGACAATACTGGGAGACCAATTTATTCGGCCAGCCAACCGATGAACGCTGGTGGCCTTGTGCAACCTGGTTCAATTCGCGGCAACGTGCTTGGTCTTGATCTATATGTCGATAAGAACTTTGCCGTTACTACAACTATCGATGATTCAGCTGTAATTCTTGCACCTGAGGCATTTACTGTTTACCGCAGCCCACAGGCATACATGTCTGTAAACGTAGTTTCAAACCTACAGGTACAGGTAGCAATCTATGGTTACATGGCAACTATTGCCAAGATGCCTAACGGCATCGTTAAGTTCAACCTTAACTAAATCCCTAGCAGTCGGTAGGGCATTAGCCCTTTGCCCTACCGACCCCTACTAAGTAAGGAGTACCGATGCCAGCTAGTTACGTTACCGTAGCCGAGCTACGTGCCAATTTAGGTATCGGTACTCTTTATTCAGATAGTACGGTCGAGGAGTGCTGCCAAGCCGCGCAAGATCAAATTAACAGTTTCCTTTGGTTTGATTCTGCGCCAGTAGTGGGTACTGCATTGGTAAGCAACGTTGCGACCGTAATGATCGCCAACCCCGGCATATTTACTGCCACAGAGTCGGTAACTATTGCCGGGGCTGGATCAACCTTTAACGGCACTTACACAATCACAGGCACTATCCCATTTTCAACAGGCACAGGTAATATCTTGCCTGCCTTCAATCTGCAGCTTAATTATTTTCAATACCCACAGGGTTATAGCTTTATTCAATATGCCAAGGTTGCAGCAAATCAGAATTTTCGCCGTGTATTGCCTTATGGCACTGCTACAGGCGAGGATACAAAGACTGCTACTTATGTAAACACAGCAAGCGTTAGGCAAGCTGCGATGATCTTGGCCGTAGATATTTGGCAAGCGCGCCAGGTATCCCAGACAGGCGGCGTAGGCTTAGACGGCTTTAGCCCATCGCCTTACCGCATGGGCAACAGCATGATAGGTAAAGTACGCGGGTTATTAGCCCCATACAGCTCACCGAATAGCATGTGTGGATAGATGCCTACCGCAGCCATTACAACCCTGCGTAGCACGATCGCAGCGGCTTTAACCAATAACGGAGTCTGGTCGGTATTCGCTTACCCACCAGCGACAATACTCGCAAATAGCTGCGTGGTAATTCCAGCTGATCCATATCTCACACCCAGCAATAACAGCTATATAACTATTTCGCCTATGGCTAATTTTAAAATTTTGCTAACCGTGCCAATGTTTGACAACCAGGGCAACCTGCAAGGCATCGAGGATTTTATTGTTGCAGCCTATACAAAACTAGCTGCATCAAACCTTGTATTTAATATAACTAGCGTTAGCGCGCCTGGTGTATTAAATGCTGATAGCGGCGATCTATTAACCGCCGAATTCAATATATCCATACTAACGAGCTGGAGTTAAACCATGTCATACACAGATGAGGATATTGCCTTCTTAATAAAGATTGGGCAGATCACAGAAGCACCAGTAAAAGAAACAAAAACCAAAGCACCCGTAACCGAGAAAATCGAGGAATAAACAAATGGCCGTATATTTAAATAATACAGTCGTTGTAACTCTTAACTCAGTAGCACTTACTGATCATGTTACATCGGCAACAATTAACCGCGTGTTCGATGAACTCGAAGTAACTGCTATGGGCGATACAGCTCATAAGTTTGTTAAGGGTTTAGAGGCAAGCACAATCACTTTAGATTTCTTAAGCGATACAGCTGCTGCAAACGTAAACGCAACCCTGCAAGCCGCATGGGGTACAACAGTACCAATCACGCTAAAGCAGACAAGCGCAGCGGTATCAGCTACTAATCCGCTATACAGCACTACGATTTTGGTAAACAACACTACAGATATAAATGGTGCTGTTGCTGACATCGCTACACAATCAATTACATTTACTTGTAATTCACCTATCGTAATTACAACTAGCTGATAAAAACAAAAGGGGCTAAAAGATGGCAAAGTTAAAAGTTACTAAAGTAGATGGCAACGTATCTGAGCATCAGATAACACCATCTATCGAGTACGCGTTTGAGTTGTACGCAAAGAAAGGTTTTCACCGCGCTTTCCGCGAGGATGAAAAGCAATCAGATGTGTACTGGTTAGCGTGGGAGTGTTTAAGAGCTGCAGGCGAAACCGTGCCAATGTTCGGCGCACCGTTCTTAGCAACACTTAAAAAGGTTGAGGTTCTGGATGATGACCCGGAACTATAGGGCGTGACTCGTTTACTTATTTGATCGCACGGATCAGTTTGGAAACGGGTATCGCGCCCAATGATTTACTAGCACTAGATAGCAGGATGTTTAAGGCTTTATTAGAAGCGATGAAAGATAGAGCAAAGGAGATAAAAGATGCCAGTAACGGTAAAAGGCGGCATTGAACTCCGTAAAGCCATGAAAAAATTTACCCCTGATCTAGCTAAAGAAACGCAAAAAGAATTAGCTAGTTTGCTCAAACCTATTGTGTCTAAAGCGCGTGGTTTTATCCCATCGCAAGCACCTTTATCGGGCTACGGTAAAGCATCAGGTAACGGCAAATTTCCAGTGTGGGATAGTAGAGGTGCTAGAGGTGGCGTGGGTTATAAAACTACCCCTAGCCAACCTAACCGTCAAGGATTCAGATCGTTAGCACGTATCCAAAACGCATCAGCATCGGGTGCTATCTATGAAACTGCTGGCCGCGTAAACCCTAACGGCCGTGAGCAAGCAAAAATGCGTGAGGTTGTAATTCCTACTTATCGGCGCGATACAGGTGCTGGTGAATATCGCTACATGACTAGCACTAACAAAAAATACGGTAAAAGTAATAACCCAGATGCTGGTTATCTATTTGTTCAAGCGATGAATCAATACAGCACAATCGCAGATGCCAACAATCAAACAGGTAGAGGCCGTAGATCCCGCAAAATGAAAGGCCGGGCAATCTTTCGCGCTTGGAAAGAGGATGGTGGCAAGACTAACGCAGCGGTTATTAAAGCTATCGAAGCATCGCGAGATAAATTTAACAAGGCTGTGGGGTATAAGTAATGGCCGTTGATCCATCAGTAAGAATTGATTTAGCTGTTGAATATAAAGGCAAAAAAGCCTTTGATCAAGCAGATAAGGCCACACAAAAATTAACTAATAACGTTAAAAAATTAGCTGGTGCTTTTGGTCTAGCTTTTAGCACCAGAGCTTTAGTTAATTTTGCTAAGCAATCCGTCAAGGCTTTTGCCGAGGATGATGCGGCCATAGTAGTTCTTAGACAGAATTTAAAAAACTTAGGCTTGGCTTATGAAAGCACTAACGCTGAGGATTTTATTAGCAAGCTAGAACAGCAGGCAGGTATCTTAGATGATGAGTTACGGCCAGCCTACTCGCAGTTGGCAAAGGTAACTTTATCAGCAGTCAAAACACAGGAGTTAATGACTTTAGCTGTTGATTTATCTCGATCAACTGGTCTTGAGTTTTCAGCAGTAATTAAGACTTTAAGCCGTGCTTATATTGGAAACTACAAAGGCTTAAAACAATTAAACATAGGTTTAACCGATGCTGAATTAGCCACTAAAGACTTTGCTGAGATCCAAGCGATACTTATTAAACAAAGTCAAGGCGCAGGCAAAGCATATATTGAGACCTTTGCTGGTTCTATTGATAAATTGGCTGTTGCTTCTGCTAACGCAAAAGAAGTTATAGGTGAAGGTTTGGTAGATCTTTTTGCTGATTTGGCTGGCAATGGCGATATAGATCAAGCAACTTCCAACATAAATGAATTTTCAACTGCTATTGGTACATTGTTAAAAGATTTAGACAAGTTTACATTTTTAGATTTTGTAGCGACTTTTGTCACTGGCAGTATTACTCAGGAAACTTTTGACAAATTAAACAAACAACCAGGTGGTGGGTTTACTGATTCACAAAATGCTGCTCGACTTGCTGCTGAGAAAAAAGCTCGAAAAGATGCTGCTGCTGCTGCTGCTAAGGCCGCTGCCGCTGCTAGAGCTGCCGCTGCTAAAAAAGCCGCTGCCGATAAAAAAGCATTAGCTAATGAAAAGGCTATGGCTGCGCTATCTAAAGCAGCTGCGGTATTCGATCTAAACAAGATCCAGATAGCAGCAGCCCTTAAAGCCACCTTTGACAAGGATGAACGCCTGCGCCTATTGGCCATGCAGGAGATCGAAAACGATAATGGTGAGGCTGCCCTTAAATACATCGATCAGCTAAAGCTGCTAACCCAAGAACAACAAACTAACAAGTTAGCCGGTATAACCGCTATTAGCCAAAGCGAATTAAACTCAATTAACAAAATATTGCTTGATGAATTGGCGCGCATATCATCTACAAAGATGTCACAAGAGCAAGCAGATGCGGCTCGTGCGGAAGCCTACAGACAATATAACGCAGCCATAATTTCATCAGGTGGCTTAGCTGAGGCAAATTTCTACACTGAGAAAACACAGGCAGATTTATTAAAGATCGCGAAATTAGCAGCTTTACATGATGTTGCTACAGCTCAGGCTACGCTAGATATTCTTAATTACACTACACAGGTAGATATTATTGCTCGTATCGCAGCTGCTCAGAAACTAGCTGATGATGCCAAGATGACAGCGTTAAAAGAATACCTAGCCTTACTTAGCGCACCTGTTGTAATGCCTACCCCAGTTATCCCACCTACAGTTATGCCGCCTGGATTCGGTGGCGGTGGGCAACCAATAGGACCTGGCTACGGTGGCATGTTCGATTACAGAGACTACCTGCCAGCAAACCCTGGTAGCTCATCAAACACCGATATAACAGTAGTGGTTGAAGGTTCAATATTAGATGGTAATGATTTTGTAGATATTGTAAACAGCGCATTACTAAATGCCAATCGGACAGGTATGCCTCAAACGCCTGCAGGGTTCTTAATCGGATGACAGTACCTACGATTAACGCGGTTATTAACTTTTCTACTGGCCCTAGCTTTGCTCAGGCATTTATTATTGGCGAAGGCATACTCGGCACTAACGTATTGGCAGACTCAGCTGCAGTTATCGTAGATGTTAGCGATGTAGTAGATAGCGTAAGTATTAAGCGCGGCCGCAATCCGCAAGCAGATGAGTTCCAGACAGGTACGCTAACCCTGCGCATCGTGGATCAAAATGGCGATTTTAATCCGCAGAACCCAAGCAGCCCTTACTTTGGCCTATTAGATCCAATGCGTAAGGTATCTATATCGGCTACTTATAGCGGCACTACCTACCCGATGTTTTCAGGGTTTATTACTAGCTATACAACCACTACCCCTAAAAATGCTACCGATGTAGTTTATACAACTATCCAAGCCGTAGATGCCCAGCGACTAGCCCAAAATGCCCAGATCAGTACCGTTACTGGTGCAATCGCTGGCGATTTAAGTGGCACACGCATTAACGAGATCCTTGATGAGATTTTATGGCCAGCATCTATGCGTGATGTTGATGCGGGTTTGACCACAATGCAGGCAGACCCCGGCACAGCTCGTACATCTTTAGCCGCATTACAAACTGTTACAAATAGCGAGTACGGCGCGTTTTATGTTGATGCGTCTGGATCTTTTGTATTCCAAGATCGATCAGTAACTACTGCCAGCATCGGCGGTACACCTACAGTATTTAACGATAACGGCACAGATATTGGCTACTTTAATGCTGTCTGGCGTTTAGATGACACCCTTGTTTTTAACCAGGCAAACGTAAGCCGCGCAGGTGGCAGCGTACAAAACGCTACTAACGCAGCTAGTGTTGCCAAGTATTTTGCCCATACTTACAATATTCAAAACTTACTAATGGAGACCGATGCCGTAGCCCTGGATTATGCCCGTGCCTACGTTGCCAGCCGTGCCGAAACCAGCGTGAGATGCGATGCCATCGAACTAGACCTTTACACAGACAATTACAACACAGGCATAATCGCAGCCCTTGATCTTGATTTCTTTGATCCTGTAACGATTACGACAAACCAGCCCGGTAGTTCGACTCTGACAAAAACACTACAAGTTTTTGGCGTGGCACACAGCGTTACCCCGAATAAATGGCGCACTACCTTTACTACACTTGAACCCGTGATAGACGGGTTTATTATTGGTAATGCTAACTATGGAGTTTTGGGCGTAAATGTACTTTCATACTAGAGGAGATAAATAATGGCAACAGGATTTCCAGCAGTAACGGGTGATGTACTTACTAGCGGCATGTTTAACGGGCTAGTGGCATTTACCCTTAATGCTCAAACAGGCACTACCTACACAGCGGCATCAACCGATCAGTACCAAGTGCTAGTAACGATGGATAACGCATCGGCTAATACTTTCTCAATACCTACCGATGCCACGTTAGCTTTTCCAAACGGCACAGCTATTACAGTGCTACAGATAGGTGCAGGCGTTACAACTATCAATGCAGTAACACCGGGTACAACTACTATTACAAGTGCAGGTGCTACACCTGCAAGCCCAGTATTAGCTCGTTATAAAGCTGCAGTATGCCTTAAGACTGGCACTAATGCCTGGACAATTATTGGTGCGGTGGCCTAATGATTGGCGCGATAGTGGCTGGTATTACTGGCGTTGATTTGCGTACTGTTAATGTTGATTACCTTGTTATTGCAGGTGGCGGTGGTGGTGGCTACGGCGCAGGCGGTGGTCGCCCTGGTGGTGGTGGCGGCGCAGGTGGCTACAGATATTTGACTACTCAAACTTTATTATTAAACAATAATTACACAGCAACAGTAGGTGCTGGCGGTGCTGCTGGTTCAGGTGGAAGTGGCTCTAAAGGTAGCAATAGCGTTTTTAATTCAACAACATCTACTGGCGGCGGCTTTGGTGCTGCTGGAACACCTGGCACTAATGTTGTTGGTGGCGCAGGTGGCTCTGGTGGTGGTGGTCAAAACGATACTGGTGGCAGCGGTAATCAAGGTGGCTATTCTCCAGTAGAAGGTTTTGCTGGCGGTTCTAGTGGTAATTCATCTGGCGGCGGCGGTTCAAGTGTTGCTGGTGCTAGCGGCGGTGCAACTGCTGGTGCTGGCGGTGCTGGCACATCCAATTCAATAAACGGAACTGCTACTGACTACGCAGGCGGCGGCGGTGGTGGATTTGCTTTTAATCTTACTGGCACAGCAAATGGTAGTATCGGCGGCGGCGGTTCTGGCGGTCGGCGTAACCCAAGCGTTGTTCAAGCAGTTGCAGGCACAGCCAATTTAGGTGGCGGTGGTGGTGGCGGCGGTTCTGATGGCGGCGGCGGTAGCAATATGAACGGCGCAGCAGGCGGTTCGGGAGTAGTAATTTTAAGATACCCGTTAGCACGAACTATTACTCTTGGTGTTGGATTGACAGGATCAACAGCTACAGATGGGTCGTTTAAAGTAACAACAATTACTGCTGGCACAGGAAATGTGAGCTGGACATAATGGCACACTACGCATTTTTAGATAAAAACAATATTGTTACCGAAGTTATTTTCGGCATAAATGAAACAGAATTAATTGAAGGTATAGACCCTGAAACTTGGTACGGCAATTTTAGAGGCCAGACTTGCAAGCGAACTAGCTATAACGGCAATATCCGTAAAAACTACGCTGGCATTGGCTTTACCTATGATGCAGTACGCGATGCATTTATTGCACCTGAACCTAATAACGCTACAGGCTTTGATGAAAACACTTGCCAATGGATAGTGCCAATACCGGATAAAGATGACCCAGGCAATCAGCTATAACGGCTGGCCAGCATCTAAGGATGTTGAGTCGATCCGTATCAAGTCTTACCCAGTAAAGGGTACAAAGATAAAGCTGCGTTGCGCCTATCTTGCTGCGCCTTTATTAGTGGCTTTTGCTGAGGATTTTCATGAACTTATCGAGGAGATCGATGGCGGCACGTTAGATGATTGGGGCTACGCGTATAGAGATGTTAGAGGCGTACCGGGCAAATTAAGTAACCACGCATCGGGTACGGCTATTGATCTAAACGCAACTAAGCATCCGTTAACAAAGGCTGGCACATTTCCAGCTGAGAAAGTACCGATGATCTTAGCCTTGTGTAAGAAGTACGGGCTAAATTGGGGCGGTACATGGACACGCAAAGACGAAATGCATTTTGAAATTGCACTAACGCCTGCCAAAGCTGCCAAGCGAATAGAAAAATTAGGGCTGCTGTACGACAAACCTAAAGGGCAATTAGGAGAACCATGAAAGATCAATTAATAGCCGCTGGCGTATCATATTTAAGACATGCTGGTACTTGCGCAGCTGCGCTGTACATGTCAGGGGTTACAGATCCTAAGACGTTAGCTAATGCTTTTATCGCTGGCCTTATCGGGCCATTATTGCGTGGACTTAACCACAGCGATAAGACTTTCGGCATTAAATAATGACGGCCGCCCAGTCGCTTATAGCTATAGCCATAGGATTATGTACGCTTATGGGGTTTGCGGCTGGGATGGTTCGCCATTTAGTTAAATATTACCTAAGCGAATTACGCATGGACAATAACGGCGGCCATAACCTACGCGGCCGTGTTGATCGCATCGAGGCCAAGGTAGATAGCATCTACGAGATGTTGCTACAGCGTTAGGCGTGTCGGTTATTGACCGCTGTCATACCCAGGCTTTACCCTTTATTTACACGTTAGGCAGGGCTACCTAATTCGGTGTAGCACGGCTTAACCCAAACAAGGGCGAAGTAAATGGATATAGAAAAGGTACTGGTAGTTGTTTTAATTGCTAGTTTAGGCTGGTTTATAGTCGGTTGGTCGGTTGGCTTTAGAGAAGGTATGAAGGATGGCTACAATCGTGGCCGCGCAGCGGGTATGCGTATAGCTAGTGATCGTGTGGTCAAGTAATGGCCTTTGATCTAAATAATTATGAGGATGTAAACAGCCGCATTAAGCGGTTTCGCGAGACCCACATTTCGGGCAGGATTATTACTGAGATCGTTGAGATAAACGTGAAAGATGGTTATGTCATTATCCGTGCCAGCGTATTTCGTGAGCATGAGGATGTAGTACCGGCGGCTGTGGATTATGCCTATGAGCTGCGTACTGATCGAGGCGTAAACCGTGACTTTTGGATCGAAAACTGCAGCACCAGCGCAATCGGTCGAGCCATTGGGTTACTGATGCCAAGCGATGCACGGCCTACACGCCAAGACATGGAAAAGGTAGAACGCTTAGCGGCTCAGCCTGTAGTAGAGGTTGACCTGTGGGCAACTGCTATACCTGCGGTAAAGGTTGAAGGTGTTGGCAGTGTGCGCCCAGCTGCGGAAAGTATTGCAGATATTAAAGCGCAATTAGGCGGCGAAATATTAGACCCTGCGCCTGTCTGCTCACATGGTCGCATGGTTTACAAAGAAGGCGTAAGTGCGACTACACAAAAGAAATACCGGGGCTATACCTGTAGTAGTAAGTCACGGGGCGATCAGTGCAAACCAATATGGCTATAACCGAGATGGCGCAGATAGTCCAGGTAATCTTGGATCGATCGCAGGAGTTACAGGCAGCAGCCAGTGGTTTTGCCCGTAGCACAGGCGAGAAGGCTAATACGCCCGACCATGCTGGCCGTTATAACACCAAGATCAATTTTCATGAGTTTGTAGCCGAGCATAGTGAAGCTGCTGGGGCTGAGATCGCGGTCGCGCAATACATGGGCATACGCAATTTCATACCTACTGTAAATACTTTCCATGATGCGCCAGATATACAGGTAGGCAATTTGGGCTTTGAAGTTAAATGGACTAAATACATAAATGGGCATTTGATTATCCATAAGGATTACCCACGTTTAACAGATGTGGCAATCCTTGTTTGTAATAAAAGTCCGGTTTATCAGATTATTGGCTGGATGCCAGTGTTATGGGCTAAAAAGGCTAAGTATTACAACGCAGCTGATGGCAATTTTTGGGTATCTCAGCGTGAGTTATTTGAGATGGATGCGCTAAGGAAGTCCGTATATGGCATTACTGAGGATTAACTGCAGGGTTTGCGCCAAACTTGGTAAAGGCATGCAAACACACAAAATAGTAGATGAATTTGTAAACCTACCGCCCAACGTAGTCTGCGTACAATGTTTAGGCTGTGGCGTTATGGGCATTGAGATGTTACTAGACACACAACGGGCTAAAGATGAGGATATGTTAAATGACTAACGAGCTAAAGATTACCTGTAACTGCGAGGATTACAAAGACATGAGCCTATCGGTTCACCTGGTAAATGGCATTATCCCTATCATCATTATTAAATGTGAAAACTGTATGAGTGCTTACACCGTCATGCCTAATTCGGTACAAAATGCCTAGTTACTTATATCGCTGCGATCAATGCGGCGCAGAGTTAGAGATGAATCACCCGGTAAAGACACACGGCGATAGCAGCCCATTGTGCTGCAGCTACCCAATGATACGCGTATTTAGCGCGCCATCAATCATATTCAAGGGAACGGGATGGGGTAAAGATAAATGACTAAGCAGCTTGGTGAGGAGTTTTACACAGTTGAGGATAATGCTGTGTATAACCATTGTTGCGACAGCATCCAATTCAAGTATGTGTGTATAACCTGTGGAGAAAACGCAGGCTGCTACTTTTGCGACTTTAACCCAGATGAAAAGCATGGATGTAATGAGTAACGACACGCCCAAGACCCCGCGTAAATTCAAATGGATTTGGTGGGGCATGCTACAATCTAGTCTTGTAATAGCATCTATAAACAATGCTTATGCTATTAATAATAATGATATAGAGAAAGAAAAATATAAACTCTATACACATATAAAACTAACTAACCATAGGCAATACCTATGTCTAGAGAAGCTTTGGTACTTAGAATCTAAGTGGAATCCAAGAGCTGATAACAAGCGATCAACTGCTTATGGAATACCACAGCTATTAAAGCTAAAGACTAATGATCCTTATAAGCAGATAGATGCCGGGCTTAAATACATAGCTCATCGGTATGGCACATCATGTAAAGCTTTGACCTTTCATAAGAAGCATGGGTATTACTAATGGCTAAACGAGGCGACCCAAGGCGACAGCGTAAGTACAGGGCGATCAGGCTTACAGTTTTAGCCAGGGATCAGTACACCTGTTACTACTGCAACTCACCAGCTCATACAGTAGATCACATAATCCCAGTATCTCGATCGACTGAGGCAGAAGCTTACGATCCCAACAACATGGTTGCCTGCTGTAGTAGATGCAATAGCAAGCGTGGA